CTTTCAGACCACTGGCAAGCCGGTTATTTTATTCGAGCGCCATGTATTCCATGGTCGCGCCAAGGAATCAGGCCTGTTTGAAGAAGCCCCTGACCTTGAGAGCAAGTACCCGAATGTTTGCAATCCCTCACCGGGTGGGTATGCAGGCGGCACAGCAGAGTACCAGCGCTTTAAACTTGCCAGCACACTGTCTGCAAAAACAGCGAAAGAGAGCTGCAGCTGGGGCATGTTCCAAATCATGGGCTACCACTGGGAGCTGCTAGGTTATGACAGCGTAAGCCAGTTTGTCGATGCCATGCACGAGAGTGAGGCTAACCACCTTGATGCCGCTGTGCGTTTTGTCCTGGCACAACCAGAAATGCACAGCGCACTGAAGCAAAAAGAATGGGCTGAGTTTGCCTACCGTTACAACGGCCCGGCTTACCATCGCAACCTGTATGACGTGAAGCTGCAGCGCGCCTATGAAGAAAGCCTTGAAGCCTTTCCTGAGTCAGAGGCTAAAACCCCAGAGAAGGCCAAGCCGGCACCAAAACGCAAGTCATCGCGTAAACCTCGGGGGCAAAAATAATGGACTGGTCAGATATAAAAGGCTTAGTCGGTACAGCTGCGCCGCTTCTGGGTTCTTTACTCGGCCCCGCAGGCACAGCAGCAGGCGGCATGATAGCCTCTGCCCTGGGCGTTGATGAAAACCCCGAAGCGGTCATGCAGGCCATACAGCAAGACCCGCAAGCCGCCGTTAAGCTGCAGCAGATAGAACGCGAACACGAGCGCGAACTGCGCCGCATGAAGATAGAAGCTGAAACCGCTCAAATAACACAAGTAAACGAAATCATGCGGGCAGAGCTAAAAGCCGATGGCTGGTTTAAATCCGGCTGGCGTCCGATGATCGGCTATGTCACCAGCTTTTCGTTTGCTGGGCTTATGGCCGGCTTGGTTTATGCGCTATTCAAAGAGCCAGGCAATGCCTCCGACATTATTGCCGAAGCCTCTATTGTGCTGACGGCCATGCTGACCGTTCTGGGCGTTAACATTACCCAGCGCAGCGGTGATAAGCGCGCATCGATAGGCCAAAACACACCCGGAATACTCGGCTCAATTGCCGAGCGCATTCGTAAACGCTGAGGTGCCACCATGAAAAACAACGTGAACTTAATCATCCCCAAAGACGGCGCTATTTTATCGGTGCCCGATGACACGCCGACAGAAGCGCTAAAAGAATTGAGTGAACAGCTTCATGCCATTTGGCCTGACCGCCGTTTCCTGATGGTAGCCGGCGACATCAAGAACGTATCTGAAGCCGACATGAACGCAGCCGGCTGGTACAAGCGAGCAAGCAATGAATAAGCCGGGCGAACTACGGGACATCATTAGCAGCGCGGTACCGCACTTGAAAAAGAATCCGGACGCGCTGCACATATTCATCGACAAAGGCAAGCTGTACGCTACGGGCGCTAACCATAACCTGAGCTTTGAATACCAGTTTGACTGCGTCGTACTGGTCACTGACTACCGTGGCCACAGCGATGACATCATGGTCCCTATTCTTGCCTGGGTCGCTCGCCACCAGCCTGAGCTTTTGAACAACCGAGAGAAGCGCGAAGACGGCATTACTTTTCGGGCAGAGCTTATCAACAAGAACACCGCCGACATTGAAGTAACCATTAAGATGACCGAGCGCGTAAAAGTGTCTAACGATGGTAGCGGCAATGTGGTTGAGCATTTACCAGAGCCACCGTTTGACCCCTACGACGGATTTGACTGGGAGCTTTACATTCAGGGCGTTAAGGTAGACGACACCAGCGAGGACGACAATGGCTGATGGTGTTCTGGATCCATTCGTTGACCGCGTTCAGGCACTACTTACACAGCTTGACGCCGGCCAACGCAAGGCACTGGCCAGAGACATTAGCCGGCACCTGCGTGGCAGCCAGGCAAAACGCATACGTGAGAACAAGAACCCGGACGGCAGCCCCTACGAGGAACGTAAACCTCAGCCCGAAATGCGCAAGCGTAAAGGTAGCCTGCGCATGTTCCGCAAAATACACCGCACCAAAAACCTGAAAGCCAGAGCATCAGCCGGTGAAGCCAGCGTGGGCTTTACCGGATTTGCTAACCAAATTGCACGAGTAAACCAGTACGGATTACGCGCTCGGGTTAATGAGCGAGGCCTGCAGCATAAATACCCTGAGCGGGAACTGCTAGGCCTGACTGACGAAGAGCGAGATTACATAGAAGAAACGATGGTTAAGCACGTCGACGACGCGCTTAATGGGTAGTTGTTTATGACACTTAAACAACTTCAATCAATTGTGAAGAGAAACACCATCGGCAACACTTCTTATTGCAGCAAGTGAGGACGCTTGTTTGCAACCTTAAACTCTGGCGGATTGAACACCCATCAGCAGCTTTAACGAGGAATTATTTGTACCCAATTCCTTCATTCAGTGCCAGCGCCTTAATACGCTATGGCTAACCTGTTTGTAGGGGCATGGGTCGGGAGCCAAAGCAAAAGCCCCTGCCGCGCCAATTCCTCTGAGGCGCTGTTCTGCGGCTACCCGGTCCGCCTCATACTTTATGAGGACTTAAAACATGAAACCACGCATACACATTTCTATTGCCTTTGGCGACGTCATTCTTCCAGTCATTCAATTAGACGACGGCCAGCAGCGCGTACCGCTGAAACCTATTTGCGACCACATTGGCCTGGACTGGAAAACTCAGAAGCGAAAACTTTTAAATGACGACTATTTCATTGAGCGATTTGGCCTCATTTTGGGGGAGACGAACCTCCCCCAGCTGGTCGAATTAGGGTTAAAAAGAGACCTTTATTTGATTCGTCTGGACCGTGTGACCGCATTTTTGAACACATTGAACCCCCGAACAGTTGGGTCAAAAGGCAATACCGAGGCCGCCGACTGGTTAAAAGCTAAGCATGTTGAATGGGACAATGCCTTACACGCATACGAAACCAACGGCTTTGCCGCTAAACCCAGCGGTAGCCACATGCGCGATGCACTGTATAAGCTCGATAGAATTAAGAACCCGGCCATCAAAATTAAAATGGCCGAATCCATCAATGAGGAATTTGGTTTGGACTTGCCCATTGTTAAGCAGGAGCAAATGAACCTTTAAGCAGAGCTATCAGTGAACGGCCAACACACGGAAGACCCAGCAGCGCATTGTGCGGTCTTCCAATTTGCTTCTGACCACCTGGTTACTGGCCACAAACTTCGGCTCTTTTGAACCGGCCAGCACCCGCCGACACGCCGACAAGCTCGGCATTGGCACTTTCGCCTTTGTTGCTACCTTCGCCAAGTGCGGCAGGTTCAGGGCAATAAAACCCTCGCCTTTGCTGTGGTCAAGTTTATCCAGGCCAATAATCCCACAGCGCATCGTCACATTCATCCTGGTACTGACGCACCTTGTCGCGTAAATGCTCTGCCACCTTATTCGGGTTAATGGAATACAACCACGCCGCTAATTTGCGCAGTGGCAAACACGTCATTTCATACTTTTTCCCATCACCGGCAGTTGTCGTCATAATGACGATAACTGAACCGAACTTTTCCTTCAGTTTTCGGTGCTGGGTCTGCCAGTTTAAACTCATACTCTCAACGACCGACTTCATCGCCACAAAAGGCTGGCTGTTATGGTCCACCATCACCAAGGTGTCACCGTGAAACGGAACTGGAAATATCTGCTCTTGCATGCTCACCTCCGCTTAAACCGTCCGGCATGCTTTGATGACATGCTCCGGGTCTTTCTCAATGGCTTGAATAAGAACACGAGCAGGACCAGTCGGCTCACGACGCCCTTGCTCCCAGTTGCGCAAGGTGGATACCTCAACCCCAATCAGATTTGCAAACTTAGGTTGGCTGAGTTTCACCTGTTGGCGAATATGCTTTAAGCGTGTGGACGCAACGAAACGCTCACGCGCCGGAGCCCGCTCACCTTTTTTGATTTCGTCCATTTGCTCTACGCTTTCCATCAGTTCGTTAAATAGTGCATCTTTCATGGTTACCACCCTTCTACAATGTTGCGCAGCTTCTTCAGTTGCTCATCGGTTAAGTTGTCTTGTTCGTTTTTGCCAAAAATAAAAATCATCCAGTGCTGGTTCAG